GCCTTCGCGCCCGTCAGATGAGCCTGTTTTCTGGCTTCGATATTCACTTCGTCGTCAGGTTCGCGTTCCGCCACATGGCCTGCTCACCGGTGAGCGGGCCGTCGTAGTCTTCCTTCTGCCAGGCCGGGGCCTCCTCGCCGCGGGCCTGCTTGCCGCCGTCCTTCTGCTCGGCGTCGGACTGGCCGTCCGCGCCGGATTCGCCGCCGGACTGCCCGAGCTCGGCGATGCGCTCGTCCAGCTTCTCCAGCAGACCGGTGCGCGGCTTCTCCGCGGCCTCCTCCAGCGCCTTGAGCGCCTGCACATCCTCCAGAGTCATGTCGTCCAGCACGCCGACGATGTCGGCCACCTTGTCGCCCTGTAGGTTCTGCAGATCCGCCTGGTCCATGATTCGGCCCTCGATTCTTTGAGTGTTCGATCGCTCGATTAAGGCTGAGCATGCGCGGGGACAGGTGGCGCGTCGTCCGATTCGTGACACTTTCACCGGACAAAAAAAATCCCCGCTGGCGCGGGGAAAGGGGAAGGGAATCGGATTGGTCTTTGCGTTTCGTTAACGGCGGCAGTCTATTGCACTGTTATCTGCCTAGTGCCTCTAGCGGCTTGTCTGCCTTAATGTAGAGAGGGTGTCTAGGCTTCCTGTCTTTCGTAGTCCCGAGGCACATCAGGTCATGTGCTGCGAGCAACTCCATTACCTTCGCGTCCCTTTGCATGTGGCCTCCGTGCGCTCCCCAGGCGCAGACAATCACCCCTGCACCACGCGCCAAATCTTGCAGCCATACATCATTATCAATTCCTACTGGCTCATCGTGGGCCAGCATTACTTTCGGGTCTGTGGCGCGTAGTGCGAATAGGTTTGCCATATACACAGCGCCGTAACCCCAATCCGCCGCAAAACGCTTACAGCGCCTTATTGTTGGGTCATCTTCCCGCTCATCTGCCGTGGATGGATTCAGGCCAATGAATAACGCATAGGGCGCGTTCTGCTCCCATCTGCGCCAGAGTGCATATCGGTAGTTTCTATCCGGCGACAGGCTGGCCCCAATATCGGCAGATAACAAATCATTAAACATCGCTCGTTCCTCGCTCGGACGCGCTACTGCGCGCCGGTTAATTCCACGTTACCCCGCCGCCATCACAGTACACCGGCAATTCGGGTGGCTGTCGGTCATGGGCACCGGGCCGCCGCCGACGGTGTAGGGGCTGCCGGCGGCCTTTTCCTCGCAGATCGCGCAGGCGCCGCCGGCCTGTACCCAGCTGTATTGCTCGATGTTGTTGGCGGCATACTGCGCCAGCTTGCCGCGACCCTGGGCGTCGGCGATCTCCGAGCGCGCCAGGCGCATCCAGTCGTAGCCGTGGGCGTCGAACCGACCCTTGAGCTCGCGGGCAACGTCGGACGGGCTCAGGCCGTCATAGTGGCCCTGCTCGAGAGAGGCGACGATATCGTTGCGATACAGCCTGACGGCTTCGTTGCGCAGCAGCTCCAGGCCGTGCGTCTGCATCTGTTGCGAGACCTGCGCCCGGGCGCTCTCGTCCACGGCGTCGGCGCCGACCTCGGGCACGGCATTGGCTACGCCGCGCAGCCATGCCTGATAGGCGGCCTTGGCCAACTCCGGGTTGTCCTTGCCGACCGAGGTCACGAACTCGTCCTGCAGCTCGGACAGCTTCGCCAGCATCGACGCGGCATTGAACACCCAGGATACGTCGGGCGCCTTGGCCGACTTCGGCGCATCCAGACCCAGGGCGGTCAGCGTGTCGTCATACAGATTCGCCCAGGCGCTTTGCAGGGATCGCTCGGCCCGGCGCTCAAGGCGCAGCAGCGCGGCCGAGTCCTCGACATAGGTCTCGGCTTTGTGTTGGTGCGTGTGGCCGGCGGCCTTCACGGGCTCGTCCCAGGGGTAGATGATTTCGCCGGTGCCGCTCACGCGGGCCAGTTTGGGCGCGTTGTCCTGGCCCTGCGCGCTCTGGCCTCCGCCCTGCCCGCCAGGCTGGCCGCCGCCAGAGACCATGTCGGCCTGCGCATTCAGGAAGCGGGCCTGCGCGATGGCGACCATGTCCTGGATATTCGGCAGATCCTGCACCAGCTGCCAGTCGCCCGGCTTCCAGGTCACGCCGCGGGCGCGCAGCATGATGGACAGCACCTTGAGCAGGCCCGGCTTGCGCGACGTGAACCGCGTGCGCGACTCCTGCAGCATGATCTCGCCCTGGCGCTGCGCCAGGCGCTCGGCCGTGGACCAGTGAAAACCGAGCATCCAGGATGCCAGGCCGGTCTTGCTGACGATCTGCTCCAGGATATGCCGCGCCGGCATCTCGATCTCCAGCACTTGGTTGTCGTGGCCGATAACCGCAATCCCCAGCTCGTCGTCCGCGGAAATGGCGTTCACGAAATCGGCCGAGTTGCCCTGCTGTTTGATGGCCATGGTGTCGGCCAGGTTCGAGGCGAGCTGGTCGCGCATGGTGTCCAGCTCCTCCTTGCTGGCCTTGCGCTTGCGCTTGTAGGTCACGTTGAAGGCGGGATTGCCGAAGCGGTCCCAGGTCTGTTGCAGGGAGTTGTTCATGGTCAGCAGCACGCGGCTGACGAACTCCATGGACCGCATCAGCGATACGCCGTAGGGGTTGTCCGCCTCGCAGTTGTGGCCGGCGTAGATCAGCAGCTCGGGTTCGATCTGCGAATAACCGGCCCCGATCAGCAGACGCAGCGTGTCCTCGACCTGCCAGGTGTTGCGCAGCACACGCTCGGTCTGCTCGGTGCCGTCGCGGCGGGTATTGCGCACCGGCGCCGGTGGCCAGTACCACGTCTCGATCGCGTTGTTGAAGCGGCGGAAATAGATCCCCTTCGAGTCGGCCACCCACAGCTGTGTGACGTCCTTGCCGTCGATGGTCGGCTCGCCGACGGCAAATCCCTGCTCGTAATATTCGTTACCCATGAGCCGGTAGAACTCCTGAAAGCCCTGGCTCATGTCGTTGACCTTGACGCCCTCCATCCAGTCGTCGAACTCGCGCTGCAGCCGGTCGCTCTCGGCCTCCACGCGCAGCACGCCGTCGAGCATGACCAGGCGGTTGATGGCCCCGTCGATGGGAGGGATGGCCTCACGCAGCGCCTCATACAGCCGCGGCGCGACCGCCCTGCCCAGCCACGGATCGTTGAACAGCTCCTGCCACGGCCCCCAGGGCTTGTTCGAGCGCGCATTCACCGCCGCTGCGATGCCCTTCTGCCCGCCGCCTCTCATGCCCTTGACCCAGCGAATTGGATTGATGTTCACGCCGCTCCCCTCCTATGCACACCGCTGCTGAAGATATCAGCCCCGCCGATGCTCTCGTTGAATGCCTTGCGCAGTATCTGTGCCCGCCGCGCGTCGATGGTGTGGTCGTTCTCTTTGCTGAAAATCCGGTTGCGTGCGCCCTCGCGGGCGGTGTGGTTGCTCATGTCGCTGAGCACGTCCTCGTCATAGGGCAGCGCCCAGCCGCGATGCTGAAAGCGGGCGGTGATGAGATTGGTCGCCAGCTCTTTCGCCGGCAGGCGCACTGGCTTGACGTTGCCGCGCTCGTCTTCCTCCTCGAGCGGTTCGCCGTTCTCGTCGATGGCATCGACCGCGCCCGCGAACTGAAAGCCGGTCATGCGATCGCTGTAGTGCCCGTCCTGGTAAATCTCGTAATTCGTCATCATCTGCACCACGGCGGTGCCGGCGTTGCCAAAGTCGATACCCCAGGCCGCCTGGAAGCCGAAAAGCTCGTCCAGGCAGAAGATGAGCTCACACTGCAGGTCATAACTCACGCCCTTGGCATGGATGCGGGCGATGTCGCGCAGCTCGGCGCCCACTTCGCGCGACAGCGTGAGTTCGGTAGGGTCTTTGGCGAAACCCAGGTCTCCGCCGCCGAACAGCACGGCCTGCTCCTGCGGCTCGAACACGTCGCGCAGCAGGGCGCGGACGGCGTCGCGGCGGGTTTCCGGGTCGTTGAGCTCTTCAAGGTCGATGGTGCGCTCGAGTATCAGGTGGCGCTCGCCGTATTTCTTGCCCTGCTGCTGTTTGAGTTCGACGCTGTAGGCCTCGGCCTCGACTTCGCCGCGCACATCGTCGACCACCAGCTTGAGTGTGCGGTACTCCGGCACGTCGCGAACGTTCGACTCCAGCAGGGCCCAAGGCCATACCGGGTTCTCCTGCTGCCCATGCAGGCCCAACACGTTGCGCTGATAGCCCGGCGAATCCTTGCCGCCATAGCGGGCCTGGAACTGACGATCGCGCTCGTCCGACCAGAACGGCTCCGGCATGAGCTTCTTCGACCAGTGGAACAACCGCACGCCCGGCCGGCCCATCGGCAGGTCGCGCACCGCGGACTGCGTCATGCGGTAATACTCCGTGTTCCGGTCGCCATCCGGCACCGAATACACCCGCGTGACGGCGCCGGGCTTGAGCGCGCGGTAGAACTCCGACCACTGGACCTTGTTCTTCAGCTTGGCCGCCTCGTCCATCAGGCCCATCGCGTTGACGTGGACGCCGCGGAAGGATTCACCGTCGTAGCCCGCGGGCCGAAAGTAAATCAAGCCCAGCTGCCCCTTCGTGCATCTCGGCCCCTTCCAACGCATCAGGTAGTGCGGGCTCTTGGTCGGACGGCGCCAGAAACGATTGATTAGCGGCTTCTTGCCGTCCGCGCCCTCACCCTCGCCGACATGCGCCTCGATGGCCATGATAATTTCGTTCAGGTGGGTCTGCTGCGGCGCACCGACCAGGATGCTCGGGTTGGTAATCGTGAATCCGAACCCGGTGCACTGCCCCCACAATACCAGCCCCACGATCTCGCGCGTCTTGCCGACCTCGGCGCCGTCCTGATGTACAGCGTCCTGGTCCCACGCCCGAATCGACTCCTGCTGGTAATCCCAAAACTGATACGGCTCGCCAGTGTCCGGCTCCGTCATGAACGCCCGGCACCACAGCACCGGGTCTTCGCATACATAGCGCAACTGCGCCTCCTCCAGCGAAACGCCATACTCCCCGCGGCCCAGCTTCTGCCACACCCACCCACGCGCCGCCAACCACTGCTCGAACCCATCAGGGTCGACCACGCAACGGTCTTTGATTTGCCGGGCTTCGTCTGACAGTTTGGCCATGAATTACTCGATCTCCACCAACAATTTCTTAACGCTCGCAGTCTATTGCGCTGTTAG